TCGACGAAAGTGTCATAATCGTCAGCGTAGAAGCGAACCGTCTGCGTCACCGTGCCGACATTGTCCCCAGGCCGCGGACGCTGCCGCGTGTTGCCCTGCTCCATATCGGTCGTGATCGGATCGCGCGACCGCTGCAGATTGAAGCCGTCTTTGAGGATGACGGCGTTTGCGATCGGGAATGCCGGCAAAGCCATTGCTTACTGCCCCGTGAACGGTTTGACGCCGTACTGGTCGCCGAGCACGCGACGGCCTGTGCCCGTCGACAGCGAGTCGCCGACCGCGCCGTCGACCATCTTGCGCAATGTCACCGTGATATCGCCGTTCGGTGCCTGCTCGACCGCCGGAGACGCATCCGTGTAATTGTTGATGGTGACCTGCGGCGACCGTCCGCCGCCGGCGCCGGCGCCGAGCGCAGCCATCTGACCAGGCGTAAAGACGCCCTCGCCGCGCTGCGCGATGATCGGAACCTCATTGCCGGCGATGCCGCCCGTGTGGAAACGCGGCGCGTCGTCGAAATAGGCGCCATGGACGTAACGCATCGACGTCGGCTCCGAGCCGATGATGCCGCCCGTGTGGTAGAGGCCGCCGAGGCCTCCGCTAAAGCCCGTTGACGACGTTGCGCCAGCGCCGCCGGCGCCGCCGAGCGAGAACAGGCCGAGGCCAGACGACGCAGACTGCAGCGATCGCATCAGCGGCTCGACGATCGTGATCTTAATAATCATCTGCTCGATCGCCTTGACGATCGCATTCGACATGTCGGTAAAGCCCTGCCCGGCCGACTTGGCGCCCGTCGTGATATCGGTCAGGCCGCTGACCAGGTCGCCCTCGATCGAGGACGAGATCCCCTTAAAGGCATTGTTGGTACGGATCGCAGCCGCATAGGTGCTGTCCAGCGCCGCCGGCACGTCGTTTCCATAAATGCCCTTGAGCTGTGAGGCGATCGCGACGTCGTCGGACGACAGAAACGCCGTCTTGCTGCTGAAATCGATCTGTGAGCTCGCCTTGGCCCGCACCAGGGCGTCCGCAGCAGCAGCGGCGCGATCGCGCAGCTCGGCGAACCGCGCGGCCTGCTCGGCCGTTTCTTTGCCGCCGTTAGCCTGCACCGCGGACGTCTCGGCGGCCGTCGCGCGAAAAGCAGCGAGCGCGGCATCGCCGAGCCCGACCGCCCTCGTATCGGCCTCCTGGACCTCGGTATGCTTGCGCAGTGAGTTGATCGCCCGGTCTACCGGATCTTCCCCCGTGTCCTTGCCCGCAACGTTGGACCGCGAACCGAACTGCAGGCCCGTCAGGCCCGCCTGCATCGACTTGAGTGATGCCACCTGGTTCTGCCAGGCCCAATCGCTTTGCGCGGTGCTCGTGTCAGTGATCGAGGCGCCCGTCCCGGCGTACCATTTGATCTCATCCGGCGAGAGAGATCTAAATTTCGCTAACGGCTGGTTGGCAGCGACGACGCCGAGCAACTTTACCCAACCATCCCAGAGCGAGCCCGCATTCGAGAGCTCGTCAACCGCCTGCTTGGCTTCCGGCGTGATATCGATCCTAAGCCCGACCGTTTGATCCGCGTTGGGTCCGCCGACGCTGTTGGACAAGGCGCTGAGCTGCTCGTTTGCCGCCTTCTCGATCGAGTCACGGTCGAGCGACTTGAAGAATTTCGCTGCCCGCTCGATCAGCTCATCCATGACCGGTAGCAGGCTCGCGGCAGCCTCTTTCATGTAGAGCGACCACTGCACCGAACTCTTGCGCCACTCAGCATCGAAATCGGCGGCCCTCTTGACCGTCTCGTCGTCGATGACGACGCCGGCGGCCTGCGCCTGGTTGCCGAAATCCGCCATTGCGCCGGCGCCCTGCTGCAGCAGCGGCACCCATTCCTTGGTAAAGCCAAGCATCTGCGCGATCGCGGTCGCGTCCTGCGGATTGCGCGCGCGGCTGACCAGGTCGGCCGAGATCTTCAGCAGCTGGTTCTGGCTAATCAACTGCCCGTTTGCGTTGCGGAGGCTGACGCCGTTGGCATCGAACTCTTTCGAAAGCGAGTTAGCATTGCGCTGCGCATCGTTGAGCAGCTGCGCCGATTTCTCTAGCCCGGCGTTGATCTGGCTTTCGGTCAGCCCGGCGATCTGGCCGCCGAACTGGATACCCTGCAGATCCCGCAGCGACAGGCCGACGCGATCGGCAAGCATCCCCATGTCGGCCAGCGACTTGTTAAAGCTGACGACATAGTCCAGCGCCTTATTCACCGTCGCCGCCGCGGCGACGGCGCTGGCGCCGAGCGCGACCAGGCCGACGTTAAAGCCGGTCGCCGCGTCCGTGCCGCGCTGCGCGGCGCCGGCGGCGCTATCCATCGCCCGCTCGTAATCCGATGCGCCCTGCGTGTTCGCATCAATGACGAGCTCGGTCACGACCTGGTCGACCATCACTCCTCCGTCTGCTGTTTTGAGTAATCGACCAAAAAGAGATCATCGAGCATTTCGAGGATCTCGAGCTCCCACGGAGCGAGGTCGATTTGCGTCCGACGCAGATAGGCGTCGATGTCCTGCCATTCGATCGGCGACAGACCGAACCCGCTGCCGCCCTTGCGCCGGCGCAGCCGGTCATAGATGCGCCAGAGGTATGTCAGCGCCCGCGGGATAGGCGGAACCGTTAGGATCGCCTCCCGCTCGGCCCTGCGCTTTGGATCTCGCGTGCGCTGGACGAGGCCCTCGAGGACCTGCCGATAAGTCTCGCCGGCGTCGCCGGCCCTCGATGACAGCAGAAAGCTGCGCTCAGCGAATGCCCTCAAGTCTGACTTGAGGGCCTCGTAAAAGCCCGCTCGCTCGTCAGGTAGTCGGTCACCTGGACGAGGAAACTACCGAGCTCCGGTCGCAGGAACAGGTCGACGGCGTTCTCGAGCGTGAACGGGACAGGATCTGGCGAAGCGATCGTGAACGTCGGATTTGGCGACCATCCGACGATGCGCCGGCAGACCTTGGTCACGTTCTGCCGGCGCCGATCGGCGACCGTTTCATCCTCGGTTTTCCACTTGCGGCCGTTGACCTGCGCGAACTCGATCGCCTTTTCCTTCTCGATCGCCTCGCGGGTCGATTCATTGTTGAGCGCGATCGTCTGCGGATGCGCCGGGCCGGCGAGCTCGATCACCCAGCCGATCGGCGTGTCCGTGCCGGGCTTGCGGATCTGCAGCTTGAACGTGTCGACGGGCAAATGTGCGGAGAGATCGAGGATTGCAGTTGCATCAGTCATGTCGGTTTCCCTTTTGTCGGAAAGGTTGGCCGCAGGGTCCGACAACCCTGCGGCCGGTCTCGCGAGACATTCCATCGGCCTGGTCGGCGCCGATCACTCAAACGCTACGCAGCAGTGGTCTGGAACGAGATCATGCTGTTATTGCCGGTCGCCGAGGTATCGATACCGACCAGCGCCGGCGGGATCTGGATCGTCTGCGTGCGACCGCCGCCCTGTTTGGAGAGCGCCGAGGGATCGACGCCGCCGAGCGTGAAATTCGGGACCGTGATCGACAGGAAGTTTTTCGGCTCGCTCATATTGTCGACCGCCAGGATGTTCAGGGAATACTGCGTTTCGCTGACGAAATCGGCGAGCAGCTGCAGATCCTTGCGCAGCATGGTCAGGTTGAGCGAAACGCGCAGCGGACCAGTGAACACGTCCGGCGCATACTTGATGTTACCGGAGCCGAACGCATCCGGCGCGCTCGGCTGGATATCGAGCGACAGATCGAACGAGGTCAGTTCGACCAGGTCGACGCCGCCGAGGCGGATGGTTGCGTCGACGACGGCGAACGGCGTTCCGGCCGTCTCCGCCGGATTGGTGAAGTATGCGGCATCCAATGGCCGGATCTTGCCGGTCCCGATGCCGCCCGGATCGAACGTGATGATCCCGTTCGGCGTCATCGAAAATTTGCCCGTGCCCCACACAAAATCGTCGAGCACGGTCGCCTTGCCGATGTCGCTCTCGAATTCCTCGATCCCGAAATAGCGCCGGACCAGCTGCGCCGGGTTGGTCAACCGCTTGCCCGGCCGCGTGAGCGTGCAATTCGTATCCGGCGCCGGATTGACGATCAGCGTCTCCGGCACCGTGATCTTGTTCGCCGAGAGCGCCGAGATCCGCAGGTTGCGGTTATTGTTGCCGGCGTCGGGCAAATTCGCTGCGCGGACGATATCGCCGACCTTGAAGCCCATGGCGATCGGCGAGCCGGAGGTAAACACGATGCCGTCGGCGACCGTGGTCAGCGACGTGAAATCAGCCTCGGTCTTGCTGAATGCCGTCGCATCCCACGTGCCGCGCATGATCGCCTCGAGGACCGCGTCATGCGAGCCGAGCCACATTTCCGAGTTGTAGCTCGACGAGGTTTTCTGCGTGCCATGCCGGCCGCGGATCGACATGCCGTCGTTGCGGATCGTCTGCGACTCCGTGGCAGCTTTCGACAGCTTGGCGCCAGGGCCGCCAGTGATCGGCAACACGGTAGCGCCGGCGCCGCCCGCCGCGATCTGGCCGAGGCCGGCCTGCGCCTTATAGGCGATGCGGCCGGCGGAATTGCTTTGATAGACCATGCGATCAGTCTCCTGTTTGGATCAGCCGATGAAAAAGAACTGGAAGGGAATCACGACGACCAGGCCGAACCAGTTGCCGTCGTCGGAGGCACTGTCGCCGCCCTGGACGGTCGGCCCCTCGCCGTTCTCGCCCCAGCAGCGCACGCAGGCGCCGGGCTCGGCGTTGTAGAACGTCGCATCCTTGAACAGGTCGCCAGCCTGGCCGGCGAGCGCGAGATGCGCGGCGAACCCGTACCCTTTCGGCACAAACACATGCACGAAGATGTTGCCGGTTATCAGCCAAGTCTGGTTGCCAGGCGTGCCGACGCCGCGCCTGCGGCGTAGCGTCTCGATCACCTCGAAATAGCACCAGGGCTGCCCCTGCGGCGGCCAGGGCGTCTGCGGCGGATCTTCATTCTGGAACGAGCTCGGCGCCGCGTTGAAGCCAGCTTCATAGCGCGCGCGCATCGCTGCGACGGCGCCGGCATAGTCAGCCATGGAATTGACCTCTTAGCGTGCGCGGATCTCGAGGGCCGGCTGACGCACCAGCCAGGCCTGCCGGGCCTTGTCGGACATGCGGCGCCGGCCGGCCTTGATCTGCTTGGAAAATGCGGCATAGGCCGCGATGTCGCCGAACCGGACCGGCATGAACGTGAATTTGACCGCAGCGCGGTTGCCGTATCGCGCGGCGACGATCAACGCTGTCTCCTGGTAGATCTTCGGCGCGACCTTCATTTTCATCCGGCCGGTCTCGATCTTGCGCGCGTAAGGGACCGGGTTGGAAATGTTGATCTGGTCGCCGCGCCGGAAGGCGGAAACGTCGCTGACGACGTGACCATTCAGGAAAACCGTGTGGTTATCCCGGTAGAGACCGGGATGCGGATCTCCGACCGAACCGACCGGCGATCGTTGCCGCAGCGTCTCGAGCGCGAAATCGACGATGTCCTGCATCGCCAGATACCGGAAAACGATGCGCATCAGCCGTCGACCGAGACGATCTCGTCATGCGGCCCGGTAACGATCTCCTCGACCTCGGTCGGAACCAGATCGTTGAGCGCATGGTCCTGCTGCTCCTGGTTGATCCGGTCGAGCATCTTTTTGCGCGCCTTCATCAGCGCGCGCTCTTTCGCCGCCTGGAACGCCTTGCGCGCGTTGAGGCCGGCCAGGTCGCCCGTGATGACAAATCGGGCCTCCTCGCCGGTCGAGATCCCATTGCGCGCGGCGTCGAGCTTGCGCTGATAGTCGGCCTCGTCGAATACCTTGCCCATCAGCCGCGGACCTGCAGCTCGAAGGCGATGACCTGCCCCTGAATCCGCCTGGTCGCGTCGTCGACGGCCTCGATACTGACCTCGGCGCCGGCGATCACCAGGAAATCGCGCTTCGACAACGGCAGCATGGTCGACAAGGCGACCTTGCCGGTCGGCACGGCCGCCGCAGGATCATTCAACAGGATGACGTGTCGGTCGCCCTGCTGGATCTCGCCGACGATATCCTCCGGCTGATAGCCCTTGACCTTCGCCAGGACGGCCGCCTCCTTTGCAACCGCACGCGCCGGCCCGACGCCGGCGTAACGGCGGACCAGGACGGTCTCGCCGTTCTCCTCGAGCGCGCGGATATGCTGGTCGAGGGACTCGTCCGGCGTCACTGGCCGTCAACCTTGCTGGTAATGACCTGGCCGACCTCGGAGCCGCTCGAGCCGGCCTCGCCATCGTTTGGGCCGCCATTGTCCCCCGCGATCATGCTGCCGAGCAGCTGCTCGAGCTGCGCGGAGTTGTTCTCGAGCTCGCCGGCGTGCCCCTGCAGCGCCTTATGCTGCTCGTCGATCTTGTCCAGCACGCGATCGTAGCGCTGGCCCGTGACGCCGATATCCGCCTCGAGCTTCTTTGCCCGCGCCACGCGCGAGCGCATGCCGGCGAGCTCGATCGGCCGTTTGATGTCGATCATGTCGATTCCCTCCAGGATCTCCGGATGCCGCTCGAGCAGCTCGAGCCGCAATTTCAAATGCGCGATCGCGACCAGCGCCGTGACGCGGTCCATCGCGCGAGCTCATTTCGCGCGAATGCGCAGCTTGACGACGCGCTCGAGCTGCTGCCCTTTCGCCGTCTCGATCCGGTTCGCAATGCTGTAGACGCGGCCGAGCTCGCCGCCGGTCAGCGTCACCAGGGCGATGGTCACCGAGCTGCTCGAGGCGTTGGCGACGATGCCCTGCGGCAGCACGTAGCTCGAGGCCTTGATGCCGTCCGCCGGCGTCACCGTCTCGCCGGCTGCCAGGCGAGCGCGCTCGGCCGCCGAGAGCAGGACGTCGGACCAATCGAAACCGCGCTCGACGACCTCCTCCGGCGCCTTGGCCGGCCAGAACAGCAGCGTCCGCGCGTTGCGCGGCGCCTTGAGGATGCGATCGGCCATCACCAGACCTCCGACAGCATGAGCAGCGAAACCGCGTCAGGGATCAGCGTTTTGACGTCCGGCGACAATTGCCAGGCCTTGTCGCTGACGCCGATGACGAGATCGCGCACCAGCGCGGGATTTGTCTCGCCTACGCTGTAGAGATGGCGGATCTGCAACAGGATGCAGGTTTTGACGACCGCCGGCAGATCCTCGAGATCCTCGTAACCGGCGTCGAATTCGATGACGATCGGCTCCGGCGCATGCGAGAACGCGAGCGGCCAGGACGCGCCGAACTTCGGAAAGATGCGGACGCTTTCGCCCGCGGTTTGCACGACATAGCTCGCGGGATCGAGCGTCTGCTGCGTCTCGGTCGCCCAATCGAC